AGATCATGATGGTGAGCAAACAGATATTGCCCTACCTTATATAGTAACTATTGAGAAAGGCACTAATAGCATTTTATCTATTCGTAGAAATTGGAACCCCGATGATGAGTCATGTAAAAAACGTAATCACTTCGTTCACTATGGGTATGTGCCGGGTTTTGGCTTTTATTGCCTTGGGCTTATTCATCTTATTGGTGGTTTTGCCAAGTCTAGTACTTCAATTCTTCGTCAGTTGGTTGATGCAGGTACCCTTAGCAATTTGCCGGGCGGTTTCAAAACCCGAGGCTTAAGAGTTAAAGGTGACGATACTCCGATATCCCCGGGTGAATGGCGTGATGTAGATGTGCCATCTGGTGTAATTAGAGACAACTTCTTTAACTTACCTTATAAAGAGCCCAGCCAAACACTACTTGTCTTACTAGGTAACATTGTTGATGAAGGTCGTAAGTTTGCAGGTTCGGATGATTTGTCTGCCTCTGATATGTCTGCCAATGCACCTGTAGGAACAACTCTAGCTATTTTAGAAAGAACTCTTAAAGTAATGAGTGCGGTTCAAGCACGTGTCCATTACTCTATGAAACAAGAATTTATCCTACTTAGGGATATTATTAGGGATTACACGCCAGATGAATATGATTATGAACCAACCGAAGGGGGTCGTCATGCTAAGAAAGCTGACTATGATTTGGTATACGTACTTCCTGTATCTGATCCCAATGCCTCAACAATGGCACAAAGAGTCGTGCAATACCAAGCGGCACTCGCACTAGCTCAACAAGCTCCACAACTGTATAACATGCCTGTGTTGCACAGACAAATGCTTGAAGTACTAGGTATACCTAATTACCAAAAGCTAGTACCAATGAATGATGATATGAAGCCTCGTGACCCTATTACGGAGAATCAAAACATCCTTAAGAGTAAACCTGTAAAAGCATTTCTGTATCAAGATCATCAAGCACATATCACAGTACACATGTCTGCTATGCAATCTCCTGAAGTGCAGCAAGTATTGCAACAATCAATGGGTCAAAACCCACAAGCACTACAAGCATTACAAGCGGCTATGTCTGCGCATATTAATGAGCATCTTGGATATGAGTACCGCAAACAGATTGAACAAATGATGGGGCAAGATATTCCTAGTTATGGTGACGATGACGAAGATAACCAAACAACTATTCCAGAAGAGATGGAGTTACAAATATCTAAACTAGCAGCTCAAGCTTCACAACAGTTATTGCAACAAGGTCAACAGCAAGCTAAACAACAAGCGGCTCAGCAACAAGCTCAAGACCCTCTGATTCAAATGCAACAACAAGAGATTCAGATTAAGGCTCAAGACTTACAACGTAAAGTGGCTAAAGATCAGTCCGATGCTCAGTTGGAAGCAATGAAGATACAAGTTGACCGTGAGCGTATTAATGCAAGTCAAGAATCAGCGGGCGCACACGTAGCAGCTAGTATGCAAAATATTGACAAACAACTAACCGCAAAGCAAAACGAGTTAGCTGCAAAGTTAGGAGTAGATGTAGCCCTTAAAGAAGGTGAGCATGCACATCAGAAGCACCAAACCAACCAACAGCATGACCATGCTAAGTTCTTAGCTGAAAGACAAGCTCAACAAGCTGAGAGACAAGCACAAAGACAAACCCAGACTAAAGGAGGAGAGGCGGGTAAAAAAAGCCTGAAGGGTTTAACGGGGGTGGGGTAATTCATTCTGATTATGATATGGAAGGGTATAAGACAGCTGTTAAAAGTGGAGAGATAAAACCTCGTGTAGGGGAAGAAGATCATTATCCAGATACTTATAAGCTACCTAACCACCCTACCTTTTCAGAACAAAGTAAATACTCTAATGCCGATGCGCAGGGTGGTAAATGGCAAGAAGGAGACGAAGGTCGATATTACTTTCATCCATCTGAGCACAACTTAAGAAATAGATCACCTGAGAAATTAAGTGAGTACTTTGCCAATCAGGAAAAGAAAGGAACTTATTTAGCCTTACCTACAGGTCAACTTATTGAAGGAACTAAATAATGGATAAAGAAGCAGAGATTCTGTTTAAACAAATTGATGACCGAGTATCGTTATTAACACAAGCAATAACTGCTGGACGACCTGAAGACTACGCTCAATACAAATATGCGTGTGGGCAAATCAACGGGTTAATCCAAGCACGGACTGCTATAGAAACATTAACTAAGAAACTGGAGTTTGAAGACTAATGAGTAAAATCTTAATAGGCACTAATGCGAAGAACCCTACGGTTGTTGGCTCAATAGACCTAACAGCTACTAATGAAGAGAAAGCAACTCAGTTGCCCATACCTTCTGGCTTTCGCATATTGTGTGCATTACCAGAAGTAGATAAGGAGTACGAAAGTGGAATTATCAAAGCTGATGAGACATTACGCTATGAGGGTTTATTGGCTACTGTGTTGTTTGTTGTGGCTATGGGTCCTGATTGTTATGCTGACAAAGAACGTTACCCTTCTGGGCCTTGGTGTAAGGTTGGGGATTTTGTATTAGTACGCCCTAACGCAGGTACACGCATGAAGATTCATGGTACGGAAATGCGCATGATTAATGAAGATACTGTTGAAGGTACTGTTTTAGACCCTCGCGGCATATCCAGAGCATAAAGGAGAATAGACATGGCATACGATAAAGACTTTGAATTTCCAGATGAAGTAACAGACGATATTGATAACGAGTTTGAAATTGATATTGAAGATGACGCACCAGCGGCAGATCGAGGTAAATCACCGCTGCCAAAAACTGTAGTTGAAGAACTAGAAGACGCAGATGAGTCAGATGATTATTCTGGCAAGGTGCAGACTAAGTTTAAACAGTACAAAAAAGCTTGGCATGATGAACGCAGGTCTAAGGAAGAAGCCTATAGAGAACAAGACGAAGCACTATCTATAGCGCAGAAGTTACTAGATGAAAACAAGCATTTAAAGAGTTTATTAGAGTCTGGTGAAAAAGAGCTAATTAATACTTATCAAGGCTCAGCTGAACTAGAAGTAGAGAAAGCAAAACGTAATTATAAGGAAGCTTATGACTACGGCAACACTGATGCGATCATCGAAGCACAAGAAGAATTGATGAAAGCAACAAATAAACTTGACAAGGCTAACAATTTCAGGCCTACTGCACAAAACATCGGAGACGATGCACAAGTTTTACCCCGAAAGCAGCCTCAGGCTGCACAGATAGACCCGAAGGTAGCGGAATGGGTGGCCGAAAATCCGTGGTTTGTAGACCCTGATAAAAAGAGTATGACTCGGTATGCTAAAGGTGTACATGAAGACTTACTTGAAACATATGGGGAAAAGTTCATTGGAACGGATGAATACTACAAGCATATTGATAGAGAAGTAAGCCGCAGATTCCCAGAAGAATTTGAGGATCAAAGCGAGGAGCCAAAGACTCAACGCACATCAAAACTTAGCACGGTAGTAGCGTCTGTAAAACGAAGCACAGCCCCTAAAAAGGTTACGCTAAGTAAAACACAGGTTGCGTTAGCCAAAAAATTTGGACTAACCAACGAACAATACGCCCGTGAACTAACAAAATTGGAGGCCTAAGATGGCTGAGAACAGATTACCTAGAGAAACAACTACACGCGATACTTCAGCACGCCCTAAGCATTGGGCACCAGCTGAGCTTTTACCCGAACCTGATAAACAGCCGGGCTACGCGTATAGATGGATTAGAACATCAACATTAAATTCGGCTGATCCACGCAATCTTTCATCAAAACTGAGAGAAGGTTGGGAGCCTGTTGATGTATCTGAGCAACCAAGAATGCAACTGTTAATCGACCCTACTAGTCGTTTTAGAGACAACATAGAGATCGGTGGTTTATTGTTATGTAAGACGCCTACAGAGTTTATTGAACAACGCACACAGCATTTCAATAACCAAACACAGGCTCAAACAGAAGCAGTAGATAATAATCTAATGCGCCAAAGCGATCCAAGGATGCCGCTCTTTAATGAGCGTAAATCCACAACATCATTCGGCAGAAATTAATTTTAATTTTGGAGGTTTAAATGGCTTACCCTATTGTAAGTGCACCATACGGCTTGAAACCCGTAAGTTTGATTGGGGGTCAAGTTTTTGCTGGCTCTACTCGTAACATCCCTATTCAATATGGCTATAACGTCAATATTGGTTACGGCGATGCTGTTGTTATTGCCTCTGGTACTATTACTAGAGCTGTTATTTCCGCTGCAACTACTGCTAAGCAAATCACTGGTATTTTCTTAGGATGTTCATACACTAGCCCAACTACTAAACAAAAGTTGTTTGCTCAATACTGGCCCGCTGGTACTTTGTCGGGTGATGCTGTTGCTATTGTTTGTGACGATCCTGATACTATCTTTAAAGTAGTTATGTTGTCTGCTGCTGCTGGTACTGTTGCTTCTGGTTCACAAGCTTTAGTTGGCTTGAACGTTGCTGGCGCTGATGCTGCTGCTAACGTAAACACTGGTAACTCTACTATTGGTGCTGTTACTCCATCTGCTACTCCTACTACTGGTTTGGCTTACCGTGTTATTGACACAGTAAAAGAGTCTGCAGTTGCTGTATCTGTTCCTAGCACTTCAACTACCACTGTTACTATCACTGTACCAGCATTGACTTCGGCGTTGATTATCGGTTCTGAAGTTGCTTTCCTTGCAGCTAACGGTCAATTAGTACAAACGGGATCATTCTTAGTTGCTACCTATGCTATTGGTGCAACATCTCTTGTTATGAACGCAGCTTCTGGTGTAACTATTCCAGCTGCAGCTACCCTAGTTATTACTCAATACCCTGAAGTATTAGTAAAAATTAACTTCGGTATTCATTCATATTACGGCGCTTAAGGAGCAATAATATATGGCTATTTCACGTGCACAACTTTTAAAAGAACTATTACCGGGCCTCAACGCTCTTTTCGGTTTAGAATACGCTCGTTACGGTGAAGAACATAAAGAAATTTATGAAACTGAATCATCAGAACGTTCATTTGAAGAAGAAACAAAATTGTCTGGCTTTTCTGCAGCTCCTGTCAAAAACGAAGGCTCAGCCATTAGTTATGAC